TCTGACTTCGCACCGATTGTATTTTTTTCCGATTTTTCGAAACTGCAAATGTGCAATGAATCCGGCCGATTTCGGTTTGACAGCGATGGCAAAACGGCGCGACATTGGCTGCATGGAACTGGACCTGGATTACATGACCGAAGCGCAGCGCGCGCGGTTTGAACTTTTGGTGAAGCAATGGAGCGCCTACAAAACCTTGAACGTGGACGACTACGCACGGCTGGAAATGCTGGCGTGCATCATGGAGGAAATCCGCGGCCTGCAGAAGTACGTGAACCGCATGGGGACCACCTACGAAGTGATTGCCACCAGCGGCGATGTGCAGACACGGCCGCGTCCGGAATACCAACAGCTGGTGGATTTGCGCGCACGGTTGGGCGTGATTATGAACGCGCTGAAGAAAAACGCGGCGCTGCCGGAAGACGAACTGTCGGAATTCCTGCAGGCGTGACCGTTCAACCCGACGGCAGCTGGTACGATGCCGAAGCAGCTGAACGGGTGGTCACCTTCATCGAATCATTTTGCACGCACGTCAAAGGCCACCAAGGTGCGTTCCTGCTTGAACCGTGGCAGAAAGACGACATCATCCGGCCATTGTTTGGGTGGAAACGTGCCGACGGCACACGCAAATACCGTACGTGCTACATCGAGATTCCGCGCAAAAACGGCAAATCGAACCTGACGGCGGCCATTGCATTGTACCTGTTGATTGCCGAACAGGAAGCCGGCGCGGAAATCATCAGCGCGGCCGGCGACCGTAACCAGGCGCGCATCGTCTTCGACATCGCCGCCGGGATGATCCAGCAGAACAAAGCCCTGGCCGGCCGGTGCCGGGTGCTGCAGCATGCCATCCATTTCAAAACCGGGTTTTACAAATCCATCAGCGCAGAGGCGCGCACAAAACACGGTTTCAACTGTTCGGCCGTGCTGTTCGATGAGCTGCACACGCAGCGCGACCGTGAACTGTACGACGTGCTGACGACGTCGGTGGCGGCGCGCGCGCAACCGCTGATCATTATGCTGACCACCGCCGGCCACGACGTAAACAGCATCTGTTACGAGGTGCACGATTACGCCGAACGGGTGGCCAAAGGCGAAGTAGACGACCCGACATTCCTGCCGGTTTTGTACCGTGCCACACGCGAAGATGACTGGACGAAGGAAGAAACATGGCGCAAAGCCAATCCCGGATTTGGCACCATCTGCCGGGCCGAATACTTCCAACAGGAAGTGCGCAAATGCCAGGCGAACCCGGCGCTGCTGAACACGTTCCTACGGCTGCACCTGAACATATGGACGCAAAGCGAAACGGCATGGATCAGCGACGACGAATGGATGCGCGGCCGTGGCGAACTGCCGGACGACGATTACCTGGCAACCCTGCCGTGCTTCGGAGGGATGGACCTGGCGGCCACACGCGACCTGACGGCGTTCGCGCTCATTTTCCACGATGAAAAGAAAAAACGGTACTACCTGAAGGTACACCAGTTCCTGCCGGAAGCACGGGCCGCCACACGCAACGCAGAGCATGTGGATTACAGGCGATTTGAACGCGACGGCGATTTGACCATCACGCCGGGCAATGCGATGGACATGCGCTACATCCGCGATTACATCATCCGGCAGGCCGACAAATACCAAATCCATTCCGTAGCATTTGACCGGAAGTTCAGCACGTATATCGTGCCGGAGCTGGTGGATGCCGGTATCGAAATGACGCCATTCGGTCAGGGATTTTATGACATGAGCTACCCCACCAAAATGTTTGAAATCGAAGTCATCGAAGGCAACATCATCCACGGTGGCAACGCATGCCTGCGCTACCAAATGGGTTGCGTACGCATCGACAGAGATCCGGCGGACAACATCAAGGTGACGAAGAACAGGAACAAAAATGGACAGCAGGTGGACGGGGTGGTCGCATCCATCATGGCGTTCGGCAACCTGCTGAACAACACCGACACAGGCGACGAAATATTCGAGGTGGTAACGCTGTAAATTGACCTGCGTACATTCGCAGCATGTTCGAACGCATCAAAGCCCTGTTCACGACACGCGCACGTGTGGCGTACACAGGCAGCAACGAATTTTGGAACAGCACGGCCTACACCATGCGCACACGTTCGGGTGCTATGGTCGGCAAAGAAAATGCGATGACGGTGGCGACGGTGTACGCATGCGTGCGCGCCATTTCGCAGACGCTGGGCTACATGAACCTGAACGTGCTGGAACGCATTGACAGCGGCCGGCGCCTGGCATTCAACCACCCGGCGCACCAGCTGTGCGCCATCCGGCCAAACGAATATCAGACGCCCTACGAATTTTGGGAATCCATCACGGCCATGGCCATCGTCTACGGCCGTGCGTTCGCACACATCCAGCGCAACCCATTCGACGGCCGGCCGACGGCGCTGCACATCCTGCACACAAACGATTGCCAAATGATGAACCTGAATGGCATGCTGTTCGTACGCCATTCGGAACTGGGTGACATTAAATATGAAGACGTTTTCAGCGTCAGCTGCATGAACGGCAAATCGCCCATCGAGCTGCACGCCGAAAACATCGGCATCGCAAAGGCGGCCGAAAACTATGGCGCGGATTTCTTCGGATCCGACGGCAGCATGCTGGGCATTCTGTCGACGGACAACCCAATCAAAAACGAACAGATGGACGCCGTGCGCCGTTCGTGGCAAACCGGCGGTGTGGGTGTGAAGGTTCTGCCGTTCGGATTCAAATACCAGCAGATTTCATTGCCGCCGGAACAGGCGCAGTTCCTTCAGACACGCCGCTATTCGGATGAAACCATCTGCACCATCATGGGCGTTCCGCCGCAGATTGTGGGTGTGAACACGCAGACGACGTTCAGCAACACGGAAGAACAGGGCCGCAACTTCGCACGCCACACCATCGTGCCGTGGGCCACACGCATCGAACAGGAAGTGAACCTGAAGCTGATTGCCGAATTCGAGCGCGAAGAATTCTTCGCCAAATTCAACATGCAGGATTTGATGCGCGGCGACACAAAGGCGCGCAGCGAATTCTACCACCAGATGCTGACCGACGGCGTGTTCACCATCAACGAAGTGCGCCGGCAGGAAGATTACAACACCATTGGTGCGGCCGGCGATATGCACCTGGTGCAGGTGAATCAGATGGACCTGAACTCGATGGCGGATTACAGCAGCAAAATCAGCAGCACGGAAGCGCCGTAGTGTTTCATAAAACGAACCCAATGGAAGACAACGCACAAAATCACGACCATATCGCACGCAACATGTACGGTCCCGATGTGGAACTGCGCAACATCGAAGTGCGTGCCGAAGGTGACATGACCATCACCGGCTATGCATCGGTGTATGATGACCAATACGATTTGGGCTACTTCACCGAACGTGTGGCGCCAGGTGCATTTGACGGCCGGCTGGACGACGACGTCCGGCTGCTCATCAACCACGAAGGCATGCCGTTGGCACGCACGACGAACGGCACGCTGGAACTCACCACCGACGGGCGCGGCCTGTTTTACCGGGCGAACCTGGCGGACACGCAGGAAGGCCGCGACCTGTACAAACTCATCCAGCGCGGCGACATCACGCAATCATCGTTTGCCTTCACCATCGACGAAGACGAATGGACGGCGGACCGGAAGCTGCGCACCATCAAGCGTGTGGGCCGCTTGTACGACGTCAGCCCGGTGACCTACCCGGCATCACCTACCACCACCGTCCAGGCGCGCGCTATGGCGGCCGGCCTGCTCGATGAGGAACGCGCGGAACAGGTGCAGGTGACTGTGCAGGTGACCGTGACGGAAATGCCGGAGGAACCGCACGTGGAAGAAACGCCAGCACAGGAACCATCAGAAACCGATTCTTTGAACCTTAATACCTTTGAACGCAACAAACCATTTGCTGATATGAAACTCAATGATCTTAAGGCGCTGCGGGCGTCTAAAATTGCACAGCTGAAGGCGCTCGCCGAATCGGCTGATTTGATGCAGCGCGGCCTGTCGGACGCTGAAGAAACCACCGTTGATGCTATCAACGCAGAGGTGGCAGAACTCGACACGAAAATCGAACGTGCCGAGAAATTGGAAGCACAGGTGATGCGCGCAGCATACAGCGCCGCTACGCCGCAGCCGGAGGTGATGGAGCAATCCAAAATCCAGCAGCGTTACAGCATCAGCAAGTTGGTGCGCGAAGCGATGACCGGCCGCCTCACCGGTTTGGAAGCGGAGATGTCGCAGGAAGCTGCGTCTGATTTGAAAAACGCCGGCGTAGGTGTACGCGGTTTGGCGCAAATCCCGGGATTCATCCTGCGGAACACGTCGACCACCGGCGGCACGAACGTACCTGGTCAGTCGAACACGAACGTGTTGGAAGCATTGGTGCCAACGCCGATCCTTGAACAGGCCGGCGCAAACGTGCTGCGCGGTTTGGCTGGCAACATCAACCTGCCTTCGCTGAACGACGGCACGGACATCATCAACGAAACGGCATCGGCAACGGGTGCAGCGGCCATCGCAGCACGCCAGCTTACGCCGCAGCGTGTGGCTTCGCGCATCGACATCACGAACGAATTGCTCGCTGCGATGAACCAAAGCATCGATGCTACGGTGCAGCGCCAATTTGCACGGGCGTCTGCTGCGCAGGTTGACGAAATGTTCCTCACGAAAGTCATTGCAGCAGCAGCGTCTACCTTCGTGAAGCGGAACGAAACGGCAGCTGCAAACGTTGCTGGTTTGACGTCTGCTGTTGCATCCGGCCTCATCGGTGCATTGGGTAACGCGAACGCACTCACCAACAGCACGGCGTTCATCACGTCGCACGGCCTGTTGGCTACGGCGCGCTACACGCCCACCGTCAGCGGCGGTGCTATTCCGATTATGCAGGATAACCAAATCTTTGGGTACAATGCATTCGGAACGTCGTTGGCTGCATCCGGCCTCATTACGGACGCATCTTACGACATCTACAGCGAAGTGTACGCCAACACCACGGCGGCCACCACGTTGAACAACGAAGCCGATTTGGTTCCGATTGTGATTGCGAACATGGAGAATTGCTACGTAGCATATTGGGGTGGCGGCGCGGCCGATTTGGTCATCGACCCGTACACCTTGGCAGCCACCGGCATCACGCGGTTGATCTTGAACATGTACGCTGATGCGGATTTCGCCCACACCGGCGACGTCCGTTTCACGGTTGGTGCCTGATTCTACTGAACGAAATGGAAGCCCGGACCCCTACGGTCCGGGTTTCCTATTTTTGGCCTATGGCAATGCGTTACACACGGGCGGCAGAACCCACGGACACGAACTTCATTTCGCTGGCGAACCTGAAGAACTACCTGCGAATTGACACCAGCGACGATGACACGGTGCTGGGGCATCTGCTGACGGCCGCACGCCAGGCGTGCGAAGAATACACCGGCCGGCTGTTGGGTTCGGGGACCGTCACATACTACATGGACAGTTTCGAGGACAGCAGCTTCATCGCAGGACCGGTGACGGCCATCAGCAGCGTGACATATTACGACATCGACAACGTGCTGCAGACGCTGTCTACGGCACGGTGGTACGCCGATCTGGTCAGCTCACCGCAGCGCATTGCATTCGATGCACCGCCGGCCGTCTACCTTGAACGCTACGGGCAGGTAATAATCACCACCACCGCCGGCCACAGCACGGTGCCTGGTCCTATCCTGCAGGCCATGCGCATGCTGGCCGCCCATTTCTACGATAACCGCCAGGCCGTCATCACAGGAACCATCGCCACCGAAATGCCGTTGGCTGTGCATGCGCTGCTGGCACCATACCGGGTGTACGCATGAGGCCGGGCCGCATGGATCGGCGTGTGGTGATTCAATTACCCACCGCCACGAAGGATGATTGGAACTACGACACCATTGCCTGGACGACGTTTGCCACGGTGTGGGCCACGAAGCTGGACAAAGGCGCAGGCGAAACGGTGGAAGCCAACCGGCAGACGGCCATCAACCGCACGCAGTTCACCATCCGCTACCTGTCCGGCGTGAATGCCACGATGCGCATTTCATACGGCGGCCTGTTCTATTACATCGTCGGGGTGGAAGAACTGGGCCGGCGCGAAGGTCAAATCTTGTACACAGAGCTGCGCAACTGATGTTCCGTTTCAAAGTAGACGACAAAACATTCAAGCAGCTGGAATCGGCGCTGAAGGATTTGCCCGAAGAAATGCGGCGCAAACCTGTGGAACAGGCATTCGTGAAGGCGGCGCAGGAACTGAAGAAAGGCGCTGTAAGTATTGGCAAACAATACAGCCAAACAGGGAGCTGGGCAAAGGCGCAGCAGGTGGTGCGCGGCCGCATGGAGGAATTCGGCCCGTATGCTGTAGTGCGCACGGCAAACAGACAGTTCAGCGTAGTAAAACGCAGCCCACACATGACCGACCCGTCGCCAACCATTGCCAACCCAAACAAGTACAACCACCTGTTGCAGCAAGGAAGCAAAGGCGGATTGCGCATCGGCGGCCTGGGTAAAACCACCGGAAAGAAACGGCCACGGCCATTGGCGTTTGGCAGTTTAGGCGGCCGGCGTCTAACGGGCAAAGGCGGATTCATAGTGAAGAATTCCAAAACAGGATACCTGCACCGCATCGCCGGCATCCGGCATCCCGGATTTGGTGGTCACGACATCTATGGCCGCGCGGTGGAAAGTAAATCCGCAGCAGCTATGGCAAAATTTGAACAGCTGTTCGGGCCGATTTTGGAACGCTACAAAAACAAACACGGGTTCGCATGATCAACCTAATCATTGACATCCTGAAGGCGGACGCCAACGTCATCGCCATCACCACGGCGGACCGGATATACCCGCTGTCGAGGTTGGAAGGCGCGACCATTCCGGCCATCGTGGTGCAGCTGACGGGCACCGACCCGGCCGACACGCACGACACCACCAGCAACATGGACACGCACACCGTGGAAGTGACCGTCATCGAGGACAAACCGAAGGACGCAAATGCTTTGGCGGTGCTGGTGCGCGCGGCGCTGGATGGCTATTCGGGGAACAACATCGCGGAAATCCGTTTCGTGAACCAGGCCACCGACGTGTTCGAAGCCACCGACCTGTTCACGCAGTCGATGATTTACGAAGTGCGTCTGTCGCGCGACAACATCACGGTGCCACAGGCGCTGGCCGATTTGGGTGCGCTGTACCTGGACGACGTTACCGACGTCATTGCTACGGCGCCGCTGAACTACAGCCGGCTGGAATTTGACACGGGCTATTGGTACGCCACACGGAACCTGAACATCTACGGCGCGGTGTACAGCGAACCGAAGGTGGTGTCATTAAATGGCGGCGAAACGCTGTCCGTCGCATCTGATGACCATTTGATATTTCTGAACTACAAAACCGCATCGGGCAGCCATACGGCAAACCTGTACCTGCCGGCAGCAGGCAGCAGTTCCGGCCGCGAAATCCGGCTGAAGACAGGGCCAAACCTGTCTAACCAAAGGACGGTGGTGCTGCGTCCGAACGCAGGCGACAGCGGCGTGACCATCGATGGCAGCGCATCGGCCACCATGGATCGTTCCTACGATGGCATCACGGTGCATTGCATCGCTGGCCAATGGTATATCACACAGCGCAAATCGAAATGAAGGTCGCCATACATTTTCCCGTTTGGAAGCGAATCAAAATTCGCAACATCGCTATGGATGCGCTCGACCGGGTGCGCGGCCAGCTGCTGCGCCATGGCATCGAAACGCAGGTGTGCGTCATCGGCGACGACCCCGGCCTGGCGGCCGTATGCAAGAAACGCGATTACCACCATTACGAATGCAGCAACCATCCTGTAGGACGCAAATTCGAAATGGGCGCACGCCACATGCTGCGCCACATGGAATTTGATTACTTTATGGAATACTGCAGCGACAACATCCTGCGCAATGACTGGGCCGACCTAATGGCAAAGGAGCTGAAGGCCGGCCGCCATTGGGTGGCACACAACCAATTTTACATCGTGGATTCGAAGACAGGCAACACGCACATATTTGCCAACCGTGGCCAATCCAACGTGGGCCGATGCACCAAACGCTACCTGCTCGAACACGCGCAGAAACATCTGAACCGGTGCTACGATTACGACCTGATGTCCGGCATGGACGCATCGTTCCGCACGAACATCAGCCGATGCACCGACCAATTGACCTACCTACTGAAGACGGAAACGCCGTTGATTGTGGATTTGAAATCCGAAGTGAACATCAATCACTTTTCAGGATTTGCACGCAAACCGGACCGGTTTCCGCCGTCAAAAGTGGTCGGCGATTTTCCCGAACTTCACCAACTGAAACCCTTTGAAATTCTATAGACATGCCTACAACTGGTAAAATCCGGTCCAACGCGATCGGCATCTTCATTTCGAACGAATCCGCCAACA